CTCGTCCACTCGGTCATTGCAGCACCCTTCGACGCCTCCGAGCCATCGACTCAGAATTGTTTGCCTCTCGCTACGAAAAAATACGTGTACTCGCCATGCGGTGCATAGTCGAAGTCAAACCACGTATTCAACCTGTGGTTAACAATCTCGGTGAGAGGTATTTCTCTCCCGATGCGACACCGAGCCTTCCACTTACGCTTTGATATTTGTTTCCGCATTACGACCTCGCCTGCGACGAGCCAGCGCCACGAGCCCGAGGCATCCGGCGACCAGCCCCGGCAAGCCGGCGCCGACCACTGGAACAGGTACGGGCTGGAACGGCAAGTCGATCTGCAGCACGGCAGGGCGCCAGCAGCATTATTCCTGCAACAAGACCCTTCATTGATTAATCTCCCTTTGTTGACTTCCACCAGTCGCATAGCCCTCGTCGGGCTATCACGCCACCAACCTCGGTGCACGCATTCGGTCCGACGAAATGCCGGCAATCGTTATGCGGCCAATTGCTTGTAGGCCCGCAATGCCGATCTGTCACGCCGCGCGTGGCGGAATAGTGTGAATCCTCCCTCGTCTTGAGGGGCAGGGCGTGGCGGGCCGAGACCTCGCCGCGGCGCATCAGGCGGTTGATGGTCATTTGGCCTCCCGCCGCGTTACCTTACCGTTACGAAGCCGCATCGGCTCTGGTGTGACATGTGTCACAGGCGAAGGTCGCACCCGCCGTAACTCTGCCTCAAGGTTGTCAATCACAGCAGACTGTGCCCTAACCTCGGCCTCTAGCTCCGCGATCCGATTGGCCTGATCAGCCAACAACTTTCTCCACGAAGCGGCCGTGTATTTGCGAATCGTCGCACTGACGAAGTCCGCCGCCTGCAACATCGCGGTACGCGACGCTGAATCCGACACGGACCCGGAACAGTCGCGCAACTCATATTCTGCGCGCTCGAGCGCTGCCAGCACATCAGGGTCGATGGTCATTTGATGCCAATCCTTTAGCTACGAGCGCACGATGTCAACAATGGGCTAGCAATCCCAGCATGACGCGCAACCGGAAAGAACCGGAATGATCCGCACAAAACCGCACACGATTCGCGTAGGATGAAGCGTAGGCAGGCAGGCACATGTTCCATAATCTGGGAAATCATCAGCCAATATCAACCACATAACAAAGTACTTGTGCCTACGGTTCATCCTATGTCACACGAGAAAACGACCCATGAGAGACAACCACGGACCATGAAGATTCTCACCGGCAGCGGACCCAAGCAAAGGCTGATCGAAACCAGCCACCGCTTTCCCATGCTCAACCACAAGCTGGCGGCAAAGAAGTCTCGCCTGCACCGCCTCGTGCGAACCGGCAAAGCCCCACCATTGACGAAAGAACAGGCGCGCGCACTCTGCGAACAGGCCGCCGCCGAACATCCGATTACCCGCATCGAGCGTAATGGGCCGCCGACCGTGACTGTCCAATTTCCGCACGCTTACATGGCGCTGACACAAGTAAGCGGCTATCGAGCTAAGCATCTGAAATTGTTGGTCTTTCCGTCTTGCCCCCCGTCATGGCATATGACGTGAGAGGCATCAGTCGCCATCGTTCTCGGCTTTGTCAGCAACTACGGCCTCAACTACAGCCTCGATCACCTTTTGGGCGGTTGTTTCGAGCCTCGCAGGCTCGGGTCGGCCTGAGAGGTTGATGACCGGGGTCAGCGTGATGCCGCCGTTGATTTCGGCCTTGACGTTTGTTGGGATGAGTTTCGACCACAGTCTATAGAATTCGCCAGGATTAGCGTTGCCCCATGCAAGTAATCGTGGCACTCCGCCCATTCCTTCGAAGGCTGCTTCTAGTGCTTCTTTTGCGGGGAGAGTAGTCTTATTCTTTGCGCCTTTGGGGCGGCCATGAATATTAGGCGTCCCACGAAAACCGGCTCTTTTTGGCTTTGGTTGATCCTGTAGGGACATAGTTAAGTCCTTATGTTTACTGGTTTTACTTATCCACTTTCGTGGGTGTCCCAATACCAGTTATCTTCTCACGCTGCGTTCATGGCGAGGCAACCTCTGCCAGAGCCATCCGCCTAGCCAACTCTGGCGCGCCATGCGTGATTTTCAGCTTACGGTAAATATTCTCACGCTGCGTATCGACTGTGCGATATGACAAACCTAGATGCCTGGCGGCCACCTTAGACGTGACGCACAACACGCCAATTTCAAACGCAACGGCCATTTCCGCTGGGCTCAACTGACCGAGCAGCCCGTAATGCTGAGGGCCTATCATCATGCATCCGCCTTTCCCTCCGATATTGGAACTTTGTCAGGACTTTGGTATCCTGGCAAAGGACCCGGGCCGTCTCGGAGAAGGCAGGCCCGGGCCAAGTCGCTGAGTACCGTCCGGGGCCGGGGGAGGATAGGCCGGGGACGGCCGTATGTTGGGTATCACACATTAGCTGTTATGTCTCGAAAAAGGGTAGTGACAGCGCGGTCACTCGGCCGCCACACTAGGGATTGAGAATAGGCCGCCTTGATCTTCCTCGGCGCGCATGTAGCGGCAAGCCTGCTTCCAGTATGCCTCTTTCAACTCGACACCAAAGAACTTGCGGCCGAGCGCCAGAGATCGAACTCCTTCCGAGCCTATCCCCATGAACGGCGAGAGCACCACATTGCCGGGGTTCGACCACATGATGACGGCCCTGTCGATCACATCTAATTGCAGCGGGCACAGATGGCGCTCGTCGCCAGCCGTCTTGGCAGCCTTGACGTTGAGCACATTGGATTGGTCAACCGACATCCACACAGGGGACGCCCATTCCTGCCATTGATCGAGCGGAAAATCCTGCGGCGTGTGCGCGATCAACTCAGCATTCTCGCCGGGCTTGATGAATGTCAGAAGATAGTCCGGCATCCCTCCGCGGGACTTGCTGCTATCCTTCTGCAATTGCTTGTAGAGCAGGCCGACGTGCTTCGTGCGCGTCATCTCGACAACGGGGCACTTCCAGATGGTCCGTCGCCCGTGCAAAATCCAGCCGGCATCCTCGTGTATGCGGATGATCTGCCCGGAGAAATCCTTGATGCCGACTGCCCCATCCCTCCATTTCGTCATCGGCAGATCGGAGCAATGCACGGCTGTCAGTCGCCCCGGCATAGTCACCCTGAACTTCTCTCGCACGAGGTAGGCATAATGCTGCGCAAATTCCTCGTCTGTGCTGTTTCCCATGTCAGCGGCAGACTCGGAATAGACGAACAGCGATCCGAACGGGGGGCTATAGCAAGAAAATCCCACACTTTCTGATGGAATTTGAGACAATACATCAACGCAATCTCCCCAAATCGCGCTCCACTTATCTCCATGTTCGGCACCAAGACATTTTATCTTTTGCACCATCTTTGCCCCCTGCGATGATAAGTGTTCATGTGTTCGGCCTGAGAAGCACAGACCACAATGTTCTCGGGACGATTGTCTATCTTAATCTCGTTGATGTGATGGACAACTTCTCCATCGAGTAAACTTCTACCTAATTTTTGTTCAGCCACCACTCTATGCTCATAAATATATCCTCTGCAATCACAATTAGGATAGTTAGGAGAAAACACATGCACATAGCCATTAGGATCAATGTATCGACCTCCATTATATGCGGGATTTCCTGCACCACGCTGAGCCGCGCCAGTACACTTCAAGCTACAAAACTTAGGAGGATATTTCTTCATGTTAGACGGGCTGCGGTATACTGAAACTACCTTCCCGCATTGTTCACATGGGAATGTCACCGTAGCCATTCGGGCACCTTCGCTTTTTGAGTTGGATTGTAGACTTCCTTGACAATTGCCGAGCGTCCAGTCGCGCGCAACATCGCGTGACGCATGGCGTCTTTCATGCGGGCATGGTCGCCAGCTTTCCGATCGATTACGCGGCCGATCTCCGTCTCTCCCTCGGCCACGATCAAATGCACCACGACCTTGCGCTTTTGTCCGAACCGCCAGCATCGCCGCACGGCCTGATACCATGTCTCGTAGCTGTAGCTGCGCCCCAGGAACGCCATGCGGGCGCAGTGCGACCAGTCAGATCCGAAGCCGATCATGCTGGGCTTTCCGATGAGGATATCGACCTTTCCAAGTGCGAAGGCGTTTAGCTTTTCTTCCTTTTCTTCGATCGATTGCGAGCCGCGGACCTCAATCGCATCAGGAAGCACTTTGCGAACCGCATCAGCTTCATAATCCGTGTCTGTCCAAATAATCCACGGCTGGCCCTTCTCGGCTCTCACGACGGCCGCGGCGGCTTCCGCGCGGGCCTCGCTGGTCTGCCGCTTGACCTCATGAAGCGTCGTCGCATTTATGCCGGCGCGCCGAACAGATCAGCCAGTTCCCGGTCGATACGGCTATCCTTGGCGCGGTGTCGGATTGTTTCGAACGGCGGCAGAATGAAACTCACGTCGTCCGCCTCGATGCCGGTCAAGTTGGAAGGCTTCTCTGCCATGCGCGCCCACGACGCCATCCATGTGTTGAGCCAAGATCAGCGACCACCATCCATCCGAGCCACAGATAATCTATGACGCGATGATGCTTTACATATCGGACATGCCATTCGCGCGGCGTCATATTAGTGGTCATGTCTCAAAAAAGACCCGGGCGGAGGGCGCGACCTCACCCGGGCAAGTTTCGAGGCGTCGCCGATCTCGGGGGTGATGAACCGTCCGAGACAATAGCGACAATCCAGCATGGGCGTCTGCGGGAGGGGCGTCAACATCGGAGCTTGTCAATCTCAAAACCGAATTCTCCTCAGATCGTCGGTTTCGTTTTGACGAGGGGGAACGAGCGCCGAGCGTCGCTGCTTGCCTCGTTGGTGAAGAGCCAAATCATAATCTTCGTCAACGTCTCGCCGTCACACGGCTTGTCATTCTCAATCCGGGAGAGTGTGGCGGCCGAAACGAACATCTGCTTGGCAAGCTCGCGCACACCCATTCGATTGGCGTCCCGATAATCTGCAAGAACCTTACCTAAACGCATGACCGGCCTCACGACCTTTTTCGGTCACCCGCCAAAAGCCCCCTTCGAACGTGACGAGACCTTGGCGCCTGCACTTCTGGCGGGCGCGGTCCTGCTCCCGGTCGACAAAGATGCCCAATTGTCGAGATGTCGCTATCCCGCCCCATTG